ATTCCATTGGTCTATAGTCTCTACCATTTTGTAATCTAGACTGTAAGTTAACTGATAAAGTTGGTTCATGTATTTCCATGTCTCCCCATTTACCAATAGTTGAATGACTTCTTCTATAATTTAATTCATCAATCATAGTTTTTCTCATTCTCTCTTCTAGATTAGAATTACTATTTGGTCCTACTCCAGGTTCTTCTGTACTGGTCAACTCTATATCACAGTAGTCGCCATCTTCATCACATTCTTCTTGTGAGTTATGCGTAAGACAATTAACATCAACTGTATCTGGTTTTCTTTCAACTTCATCAGGATTAGGTATCTCCATAAATTGGTTTAGTATTATAGTTAATTGTTTAGCAAGATTTTGTACCTTTTTAAATGACACTTTGTCTGCCATATAATAATTACTATTACCTTTCTGAACTAACTTATCATGGAAATTAAATGCTATATCCATTGCATATTTTATTTCTGTTAATCTATAATCACTATAAGTTTTGTTGTCTATAGCTTCATTTATAGTATTAATAATAATTGTAGCTTCGCCACCCCATTCAATACTATTATAACCAAAACTCTTTGATTCCAAACTACACTTCCATAAGGACGCCATTAAGAATAATATAATATTGGATATACTTCCTGATTCAATTAACTCTTTAGCTTTATGTACAACTACCGCTTCACACATTGTTAGTTCTGATATTGGTAGCTTGTTTCTCCATAGTAAATAGTTAATTCTTATTTCTTCAAGTACTTCAATAGCTTCTACTCTTGTATCCTTTAACTTACCTTTAGTTTTGGGTGACCATTTAGCATGTCCTAATTCATGTCTTCTAATCATACGACTATGATTTATTCCACAATACTCACACTCTCTATCTAATGGTACTGTCATTTGATTATCCATATTGTTAGTAGTTGGTGTATCTCCAGGGAACAATTCATGAACTGTCCATTGTTCCCCAGTTACTATCTCTGGATAAGGATACGCTTTATCCTTATACACTAGATTCTACTTCTTCGTCTTTATCAGCTAACATAATTGCGTCAATTAATTCTTCAGCTTTAGTACTGAATATTAACTTAGCAGCTACATCTGTATCGAATCCTTTAGCTTGTAAGTCAAAGAACTCACGCCATGAACGAACAGATATCCTATCCTCAGGGTCATCAACTAATGTAGTATCATTGATAACACTATGCCATTCTTTTGGAAACATAGCCATCGCTTTAGGATGTATTGAATCAACATATATTTTTACTGGAAACCTATCCTTTAATGCTAAAGGTAAGCTTTCAGGTGGGCTATTAGTAGTAGCTACTACCTGAAATCCCTCTTCTGGTTTAACAGTTTCTTTTGAATCGTTATTTAGTGTTAGTCTTGCAATGTCTTGGTCATCTAGTATTGCATGTAAAAATGTCATAGCGTCTGGTGAAGCATGGTCTATCTCATTGATAACCAATCTTCCACCATTTCTCCATGACTGTATTGCTATACCATCACGCCATTCAAATGTACCATCTGATGAAGGCATATAGAATCCTTCTAAGTTAGCACTTGCAGTATCTTCCGTCATTGTTACTTGAAATACATTAGGTTCTTCTAACGTATTAAGTGGTACATTTTGCATTACTGCACTGTATGTCTTACCTGTACCTGGTGGTCCGTATAGTAATATCCTACTTGAATTACCTATTACTTTATCTATTAACTCCCAACAATTTAAATTGTCCATAGTTATTCCTTTCCCTTATTTTCCTCATCTTTGAGAAAATCTTCTGCTTGACTACCAATATGATTAGCATGATTCATTACTTCATCTATAGCTAAGTCATTAATAGTATCTTTGTCTTCTATTCTTACGCATTGTATTGCTGATATAGGTTGCATTAACCAATTAGCAAACAAACCTGACTCTTCACATTCCCTTCTTATATCTTCTATTTCATCTATTGTGAAATTTGTTTTTGATTGTGCAATAGGATGCTGACTTATAAAATCAGTCATCGTTTCTGCTTGTGATACAGTCAATACTTTCTCCGCTATTTGTATAGCAACTAATGCGTCTTGTGCATAAACATGTATCCTTACAGTGTTATCTATTCCTAGTTCTATTTGATTACTAAGAGTATGTAGAAATGTAAAAGTTACTACATATTCTTCTGTCTCTTTATTCTTTACTTCTATGTACATAGTTTCCTTCCCTGTATAGTGTCTTTCTTTTTGATACTATTAGTAGAAAAAGAAAGACACGTATATTCGTTTATGTAGAAAAGCTATCTAACTTTTAGATAGCTTGATAGATACCTCCACCTACTACAGCACGCTATAGCATACAGTTCGTAATACCTATCAAGCTACCTACTTTCGGTCGTTATACAACAGGGCTGTGATGTTTAACTCCTACTCATAGATAGCTTGTAACACACAATATGGTAGGAATCCAACCTACAATAGTAATAATTCCTTTTACTATTTCACGCTTAGGTTTCATATCATGTGCTACAAGCTACCTACATTGTATATCAGGGGGAATATACAAACCAATTGTGTAAGTAGCTTAGTATTATTCTAAATTAGTTTTCATATACATACTAGGTTTCCAACCTATAAATGAAATCTCTTCGTTATTATCTGCAAGTTTTACCAGCAGTTCTATCTGCTCTATAGCCTCTTCAGAAGTTATGTCTCCATTGAACACGAAGTCAACCGATAATTCATTCTGATATTTTTTAGAACTATAGTCTGTAAACTCATACATTTAAATCTTGGTCAAGATAATCATTGTTACTTAGTATATTAACGATGCTTTCGTTGAGTTCACTTTGAGTTTTAAGTTGTTTTACAATACCGTCAAGCATTTTAAATACATCTTCAAACATCCTACGAGTTTCTTTATCCATTATTCCTCCTCTAAATGTATAGTTAATTTTCTTTCAGCTTTACTTACTTGATACCATACTGCTTCTTCTAACATACTTGCATATCCTTGTACTCTATCTATTGCATTAGGATTGTTACTCCAATTGTTTAAGTCTTCAATAGTCCATGCAAGTATATCTATTACTTGTTCTTTTCGTAATTGATTTAGTCTATCGTAATCTGCGTCATTCATATTCTTTCCCTTCTAGTTTAATAAGAATTAGGTTGTTTATAATAAGGTCCTCTATGGTTAACCATCTGCCAACCTTTGAACCTAAAATATCTTTCTAATCCTTCTTTATATGTATCCCCATAAATTCTTTTATTGGCTTTAGGCATAGTCCAATATGTAAAGTAAGTTCTATCTAGAAATGTAAACAATTTATTTGGTTTAAAGTTTCTATGTTTAGAACATAAATTATAAGGAAAATTATTTTCAATGGCTATTACTACATGTCCATATCCACCGTCACATTTTTCACATCTCATTATATTTTTTCCCTTCAGCTATGCTCAGCTCTTTCTTTTGATACTGTTAGTAAGAAAGAAAGAGCTGAGAACTAGCTCTGATTAATAGTCGCTTAACTTCTCAACATTATCCATTGTTAGTGGCTTATCATCTGTCTCAAAGTATAAGCTATAGTTCTTTCTAATACCTAAATCATTAAAGTCATCCTCTAATTTCTTTTCGGTATCTTCATATCTTCTAGTCTTAATAGCATTACCTAAATCTATTAGTATTCTATCTTGACTTTCGCTATCTGTAATTACTTCAAAGAGTGTATTAATACTCTTCTGTATTTTTACAATATCCATATCAGTTACTATATAATGATGTTGGGCTTTGATTATGTAAAGCTAACAAAGCTTTCTCATTTTCCCAACGCTCTTCTAATAGTTTCGCTACTGTAGGTTCGTTCTTATCAAGGTGTAGCCACATAGTTGAAGCTGTCCTTTTTGATTTACTATACCTTTGTAATGATGGTTGTAACTTGTCTTCGAACTTAAGTTCTTTTCCTGTTACTCCACATATTGGTGTAGCAAAGCCACTTCCGTTATTAGTAGTAGCTGTATTCGCTTTAGACTGTTCTTCAACAGCCTCTCTAATTGCATTAGCTTTCTCTGCAATATCTTTATCATTAGTCTCTTCTGACACTGTGTCAGTACTATCTATACTCATGTTTTCCTTTCTAATTAAACAATTGCATATTGTTATTTTGTTTCTTTTTATATGTATTACTTAGTCTATGGAAGTGCCATTCATTCTCTTTCATATTGTATATCTTTACTCCACAACTATTATGTAAGTATGCAGGTATTGATATACCTTTTGATTTCAAATAAATGTCATACCTGTCATTAGGTTGCACTTCCTGATGACAATAACCACAATCAACATTCGCCATTAGTTTCCTTTCCAATCGCTTTAGAAAGTGTAGCTACTTAGCTACACCTTCCTTACATTGATTATAATAAGTCCATACACAAGCTCTACAAATAGGCATTGTATAAGTCTTTTTAGGTCGCTTGTTCTTAGCGTCCCATGTTGTGTCATGAACTCTCTCGCCCACTCGTACTTCTGATGGGTCTTTACCGCAACACATCATAGGCACGACTGATTGAGATACAGTTACAGTTTCTTCAACTGTCTCTTCAGCCTTTTCTTCTGATATTACTACCATATAGTCCTCCTTATACTTATACATATATTTTTATATGCAATCTTTAGTAAATATAAAAATAGATGAATAAGTATAGGACTATATGGTATAGAGAAAAGGATGAAGAGAATGTAACTGTATATCATAGTGTGTTGCACTAAAGACCTATTGATAGAGAGTTCATGATAGTTAAAGAACCTACAGTTATATTATGAATATATTAATAGGGTATGGTAGGTTATTTAACTACAGAATACCTTGTATTCTGGTCATACAGTACTGTATGTAAACATATTCCTTACAGACTGTAATAATTACTACTTAGACTGTATGGAATATGTTTCCTATATACTGTATGACTACCTAATGTTAACCTAAGGTGTCTTATATAAGTAACGTATGTCTAAAAGAATATGTTGGTAATCTTTCATACCTAAGAAACCCTTTGTTTTAAGGCATGAGCGAGCATATATGCCATAGAGTCTAACTTAAACATTTTCTAAGGTCCTTGGGTACTGCCTTTGTCTTTCTAGTGTACAGTTTCCTGTGAGCAGCTTTCGATGTCTCGGTCACCTCTTTACCTGTAACAAAATACTTATGTTAAGTGTTTGTAATTAATGAAACTATACCATATAATTCTCACTATACAAACATCTAAAGAAAGATAGTTAAAAGTGTCCAAGAATGTCATATGCATTGCAGAGGGTTGCAGGAAGAAATTAAAGGGTAGACAGACAAAATTCTGTTCAGGAACCTGTCAGAAACGACAATTTGCACGAGACAAGAGACATAATGATAAGGTTGACCAGAAACCCATAAACAAAGAATACAATAGTGATACTGGTGATTACGCCTCAGTGCGAAGAGGACAGTATTATACAGCTTTTACAGCTGAAGGAATAGCTGAAGTAGTATCAGCTGGGGACATGACAGTAGTAGAAGCCGCCTCTCTCCTTGGTTGCACTCCAGCAACTGTTTCCAGGATGCTCGCTGCCTACAAGATAGATGTTAAAAACGAAGTTTTAGCAGAAGATTGGGAGTTATCCAAAGAAGCAAAGAAGAACCTTAAAAATTTTTCTAGCTTTCGCAAGAAGTATTTTAGGACTGAGGTGGGGAAAAGGTATGAAACTGCTGATTTTCATATAGGATGGATTAATAACATCATTGATTCTATTAAATACGGAAAAGAATTATTAATATTAAGCCCCCCTAGACACGGCAAGACAGAACTATTAATTCACTTTGCTGTTTATCAGATATGTAAGAATCCGAATATACGTATCATGTGGGTAGGTGGAAACGAAGATATAGCTAAAAATGCCCTTAGTGCGGTCCTAGACGTGCTTGACACGAACGAAGAGCTAAGAGATGCATATTGTCCCCCAGGAACAAATTTTAAGCCAGATAACCGCTCTGGAAAGAATTGGAGTCAGAATCAATTTACTGTAGGTACAAGAACAGTAGCAGGAATTAAGTCACCAACTATGGTAGCTGTAGGTAAAGGTGGAAAGATATTATCAAGAGACTGTGATTTAATAATTGCAGATGACATTGAGGACCATCAAACTACACAGCAACCTGGTGCAAGAGAAGC